CTGATATTAGAGGTTTAATTAGTAAAAGCGCTGGAGCAAGCATGGCGTTCAATGAATGGTATAGTGCGTCTGCTTCTGTAGCAGATTTTGCTACAACAATGACCGTAGGACACACTAACCATACAACTACAGTAGGGTATTCTACTTTTGGCTCAGCTTGTAAAGGATTTAACACTACTAGTGCTTCGCAACCTATGTTTGGTACCAGTATTAATAATCATGGTTCTTTATCTTCAACAAGTAATGCTAATTATTTTGGGGGGAATACTATACATGGAATATCTATGTTAGGTTCAACTACACCTACAGCAGCTACTACAGGAACCATATATTTATATGTTGCTACCTTAAATATTAGTAATTCTGATGCTTCTTTTAAAGAGATTGTAATAAATGGAACTACTTATGCAAGGTCAGCTGCTAATTATAGTTCAAGTACTTCTGGTGGGTTTGCTTATAGTAGTTGGAATTGGTCCGGTGTTCAAGCAGATTTAAGTAATGCTAGTGCAACAATAGGTGCTTTTAGTACCGACTCTATGGGTCCTTTTCCAGCAGCCGGAAATAATATTACAATAACTTTTAAAAGAAACTAATGAGTGAAATTAAATTAAACAGAGAACTTTTTACTAGTGAAAAGACTGGAGTGGCTTTAGATCAAGACGATAGTGGTCTTTTTCAAAGATTAACTTTACGTGTTGTACACCCTGTAACTAACGAGCCTTGTTATATGGAATACAGTAAAGAAGATAGTAAAAAAGTTTTACTACAAAAAGAAGATGGTACTTATGTAAAAGAAGAAGATGTTAAATATTTAAAAGAATCTTGGCAATCTAATGAATATGAAAACAGGTTAGCAGTTGCATGGAAGCCTGCAGAAAAAGGGGTAGATATTCCAGAATATTGGTACGATGAAGCAATACAAATTATTCCTAAATATACAGCGATGTGGGACGATGTTTATGTTGATAAACAAAAAGTAAAAGTAGATTACAGTGTTGGTTGCACTGGCACTCCTTTAAATAAACTCAATAATTTAATATCTCTAGTTAGGGCTAAGTTCCCTAATGACTCTGATTTTAAAAAACAAGTAAATAATATTATTGGTATGTATCTACCAGACCATTCAATAAGACCTCCGTATAAATCAAACAATACGATTACTGTTTACCATATGTACTATGAGATAGATATTTTTAATCAACTTCTTAAAGACTACAAAGTACCTAACTACGATTACACCTATTGTTTTTGGTATGGTTTAAAATATGATTTGGACTCAAGTGAAAGGTATTTTAAATTAGTAATTAGAAACAGCGATGAAGTTAGTAATTATCAAAAACATCCGGATTCTTTTATACCAAGACCACAGCTACCAGTTTGTAATGAACCTTATTTTGCAAAAATATACTCTCCAGATGGCACAGAGGCTGACGAATACGATGTTTTCTTTTCAACTACTCCAGAAATAATGAAAGAATATTGCAAAGAGAATAACCTTAAATTTCCTATCCCAGAAGACAAAGAGAAAGAGTATATTTGGACTTATGGCATAGTGTATGACAAAAATACTTTAGACGTTAAACAGGTTAAAGGTTATATCAAGGTAGCTCAAGACCCCGACACTTGGTTAAAATGGCTTTAAAATTAGACACAAAAGAAGTAGATAAAAAGTTTTATAAAAAAATAGAACAAGAAAAGAAATTACGTAAAGAATTTAGAAAAAAATTTTATAATTAATTATGTGGAAATATTTTAGCGAAGACGAACTCAAGTGTAAGCACACGGGTATTTGTGGCATGGACCCAAAGTTCATGGAAACTCTTGAAAAAATACGTGAAGAAGTAGGAATTCCGTTTATAATAACAAGTGGCTATAGAGATCCAACGCATCCTATAGAAGCAAGGAAATCACAACCAGGAGCTCACGCAAGTGGCAAGGCTGTAGATATACTTATACGAGGCGCGGACGCCTTAAAGTGTATAGAAGTAGCGTTAAAACACGGTATAACCGGGCTTGGTGTGAAGCAACATGGCGACTCTAGATTCATACATCTAGATACTTTAGAAGCTACTAGCACTAGACCAAGACCTTGGGTTTGGAGTTATGAGTGATTCACAAGATCAAAGACTAGAAAAGATAGAAGAAAAATTAGACAGGCTAGCAGATGCAGTCGTGTCTATTGCTCGTATTGAAGAACGAGTAGCTACCGTGTTAAGGCAAAACGATAGGTTCTTTATTAGAATGGATAAGATAGAACAACGTTTAGAAGACGTAGAGTCACAATCCGATGTTAATTCTAATACAGGACGATTCATAGAGAGATTTATGTGGATTGTTGTAGCCGCAGGAATAGGATTATTAGTATATTTTTTACGCACATAGGAGGTATTTATGGCGGATCCAATAACAAACTCAGTAGTAGGTATAGCAGGTAACATATTAAATAAATTTGTTGCTGACAAAAACCTAAAAATGAAACTTGAGCATGAACTCAAGACACAATTACAAACAGCTAATCTTTCTCAGATATCTATAAACAAGATAGAAGCTGGTCACAAATCTCTTTTTGTAGCTGGTTGGAGACCCTCTGTAGGTTGGGTATGTAGTATTGCTATGGCATATCACTTTATCTTAGCGCCAATGATTGAGTTTGCGGTTAATATTGCAGGTATACAAGTGACTTTGCCTGAGTTTGATTTTTCACAATTATCTACAATCCTAATGGCTATGCTCGGAATGGCAGGGCTTAGAACATATGAAAAACAAAAAAAAGTAGCTAAAGGAGATGATTAAGCGTGTACTTTAAATTAATTGCATTTAATGGCATTGCCCCAAAAATAGAACCCAGACTACTTCCAAATGAAGTAGGGGTGACGGCTGAAAATGTTAATTTAGACCCAGGTAATTTAACTCCTTTACACGCTAATTCTAGTGGAGCTACTCTAAATGCAAGCACTATAACCAGTTATTACCAATATAAATTTGGTGGCACTACATATAATCTTGAATTTGATGACGATGTAGATGTAGTTCCCGGACCAGTCGCAGACGATGCTTTTGATCGTTTGTATTGGACAGGACAAACTTTTCCACGTATGGCAAGTTCTACCCAACTTACTAGTGGGGGGTCAGGTGCATACCCGCGTAGTTCTTTTAGATTAGGTATCGAAGCTCCTGCAGCCACGCCAGCCGCTGCTACTCCCACAGGTACAGACGATGGTACTCAAATTAAATACAGCACTGCATACGTATACACTTTTGTTTCTGCGTTTGGTGAAGAAGGTCCGCCTTCTGTTGTTTCAAATGTAGTAACAAAAGTAGACGGTCAGTCAATTGTAGTAAGTAATTTATCTACCGCCGCTGCTAAAAGTAATACTAATTATGGTAGTGGTGTAGGCACTAAACGTATCTACCGTTCTAACACTGGTTCTAATACTACGGATTTTCAATTTGTAGCAGAGGTATCTATGGCTACTGCTAGTTATACAGATAGTAAAAATAATGATCAATTAGGAGAAGTAATCCCTTCTACTTTTTGGATAGCTCCGCCTGATGATGATTCGAGCACCTATCCAAACGGGCAAATGAAAGGTTTAACTGCTGTTGGTAATGGTGTTTTTGCTGGTTTTAGTGGTAAACGACTTTGTTTTTCTGAACCTTTTTTACCACACGCTTGGCCTGTTGCGTACCGTGTAACACTTGAGGATGAGATTGTTGGTATGTGTATGGCGGGGGGTTTGTTGTTTATAGGTACAAAAGGTACAGGGTATGTTGCCTCAGGTACAGATCCACAAGGTATGGTTTTGCAAAGAGTAGAAGCAGCTGAACCTCTATTATATAAAAAAGGGTTAGTGGATATGGGGGCTTATGCTATTTATCCTTCTGCTGATGGTTTAGTGGGAATAGAGAATGGTCAGGTAACTATGCTTACAGAACAATTGTTAAGTACTAGTCAGTGGCAAGGTAGCTATTTAGATGCAGCATATGCTGCAGGTAACCACGAAGGGAAGTACGTAGCTAAAATTACTAATAACGGGGTTACCCCTTCTCAAGGTTTTATTTTTGACCCCCGTGGACAACTTAATTCTCTTACGACTGTAAGTGCTCTTAGCACACATTTAACAACTGGATTTTTTACAGATCCAGATACTAACCAATTACATCTTGTAAACAAACCATCTTCTGGAAATTGCACAACAGAGACTTTTGCTGACCACGACAGTAGTAGGACTATTACTTTTAAAACTAAAGAATTTGTATTACCTAAACCCGCCAGTATGAACTTTGTAAAAGTAGAGGCCGATTCCTACGCAGGATCAGGAGTAACAGTAAAAGTATTTGGGGATGGTACAGAAATATTTGACGCTACAATTACAGCTTCTGGATCCGTGTTTAGTGCAACAGGCGCGGCTCCTACTTCTTTTAGTGCTACGCAGATACAAGAACCTATACTACGTTTACCCACAGGTATCCATAAGGTATATCAAGTAGAAGTTACTAGTGCAAATCCGATTCATGAAATATGTATTGGGGAATCTATAGATGAATTGAGGGCTATCTAATGGCTACTGGTAATACAAAGATACCTTCTTTACCGCCCTTACCTACTAACTTAGACCCACAGTTAAGAAATTACCTTAAATCGGTAGACAGCCATTTAAGAATAAAATCAGGTGTTGCGGGTAATCCAAAAGATCGTAATGTTACTCTTAGAGATTTAGAAGAGAGTAATATTGTATCTAGTGCAAACACAGTAAATGATTTTAGTATTACAGCTGGAGATCCTACTGTTAAGATTATTGCACCAAACCAATTAATTACTGACCAAGTAGGAGAAGAAAACACTTTAAAAAAGTTTAGTAAAACGTCTATCATTTTGGCTAGTGACTTTGCCACCACCTTGTCTATTAGCCGTTCCAGCGTATACAACAACCTTGCGAACCTTAGTTTTTTAAGTCAAGGTGACGATCCTAGTAATCATACTGTAGGTACAGCTGTTCATCCCCAAACTGGGAGTGTTATGCAGCAGGTATTTACTTCTACGTTTGTAAATGCAACTTTTGATTTTACTACTGCAGTCCATTCTAGAGGAGGTAAAAAACCATATTTAATAACAATTTCAGGCCGTAGATTTGGGGAAACTGTTGAAAACCCAAGCACTACATCCGGAGACTTTGCTACTACATTCCCATATGCTAGCCAACCTCACTGGGTTGATACTATAGCTTTGTTAATGCATGAAGATAGCATAGACGCTATAACGGGGAGTACTAATAATCATAATGGTGATATGCGGCTTTACCAAAGGAGCACAGCGACGGGTTATGGGTTAGATGCTAATGAAGGTGAAGTTCAATTAAGTCGGTTTGCTAGTGGACTCGCTGTGGTATTAAGTCCTTTGAGTTTGCAGTTTATATCAAACTTAAGATCGGACACAAAGTACAGGTTAGACTTGGGAGCTATGACGTTAGGTATTTTTAGTAATACTTATGATTCTTTACAGTACACTGTACAGGGGATAACAACATGAGTTTTGAAGTTACATTAAAAGGTGGTCAAACTTTAGATAGTGTAGATATAGATATAATGCTTTACATCAGATCGTGGTGTAGAGATGTATTAAAAAGCACAGATTGGACACAACTACCAGACTGTCCTTTAAGCGACGCAGATAAAGAAAAGTATCGAGTGTTTAGGCAGAAGGTTAGAGACCTACCTGCTAAGTATGATGATGACACAAAATTAGACGAGATAGAGTGGCCCATCCCCTAATAAAATGTATGATATGACTATGTTTGAGATTACGTTAAACGATTTTTATGTTGAATTTATAGGGTTTGTACTAACTCTGTTAGTAGGTTTGGCTGTTAAAGACTGGGCCGTAGGCTTTGTAAAAGGTGCTACCTTCCGTCTAACATCTTCATTTAAAGAAGGTGATAAAGTAATTTTAGATGGTGATACCGCACTTATTATAAAAGTAGGGTTTTCACAAACAGTATTTGGGGTATATAACGATGACGGTTACACGTGGCGTTACATATCAAACCAAAAGATTGATGCATTAAAGCTAGAGAAGATTGTAGACTCTGAACTACATGCTGATACAGTTGAAGAGAAAGCACAAAAACTAAGGTCTTTTTTGAAAGACGATGATAATGAGGTAAAATAAGGTATGGATATTATATTAAGTATATTAGCAATTAGTGCAGCAATCTTTGTAGCTAACGAGTTTATAAGAGTGAGGCACCCAAAATTGCACGATAAAATAGTTCTTAAGTTAAAGGACTATTGGCAAAGTTTAAAAAATTATTTTTAAGTGAGGTAAATATGGCAAGTAGAAAAATGGAATATGGCAAACCAGTAATTAGCGAAGAAGCGGGTATGAACGTAGTTAATAAAAAGTTAACTCCTCAAGGTACTCCTAATAGCGCTAATGACCCTGTTAAGCCTACTCAACCAAATGATCTGTCTCAGTTCCCTGATGTTCAAGGTATGACTCGTGGCTCAGCTACTGATATTTTAAAAGCTCTACAAAAAGCAAATAAAACTAAGTAACAATGCCCAGAACAAGGAAAAAACCTTCTATGAAGGTTAAAAAAAGTAAATTAACTAAACGTCAAGAAGGAGCTATGAGACGTCATGCTAAGCATCACTCTACAAAACATATGAAGTATATGAAACGTAGAATGCTTATGGGTGATACATTTAGACAAGCGCACAAGAAGGCGCAAAAACAGGTAGGTGCATAATGGCAGAAAAAAGAGCTAAAAGAAAAAGAAGGACTGCTAAAAAAGGTGGTGCTAAGCCAACTAATCCTCAGTTGTATGCTAGAGTAAAGGCTGAGGCTAAACGTAAATTTAAAGTTTATCCTTCTGCATACGCTAACGGTTGGTTAGTACGTACGTACAAAAAACGTGGCGGCGGATATAGAAGTGCATAATGGCTAATACTAAACCAAAAGGTGGACTTACTGCTTGGTTTGGTAAAGGCAAAAAAGGCGATTGGGTGGACATTGGTGCACCTAAGAAAAAGGGTAGGTATCAAGCTTGCGGTCGTAAATCGGCTAAGAAAAGTAAACGTGCATATCCGAAATGCGTACCACGGTCCAAGGCCCGTAGTATGACAGCTGCTCAAAGGCGTAGTGCGGTAACACGTAAACGTAGAGCAGGTAACCCGGGTGGTAAACCCAGAAATGTAAAAACTATAGTAAAAAGGAAAAGACGTGGCACAAAGAAAAAGAAGTAAAATGCCTACTAGAAATAAGAAGAACTTCCGTTCTACGAAGTCTGGTGCAGGTATGACTCGTGCGGGTGTAAAAGCCTACAGACGTATGAATCCTGGCTCTAAGTTAAAGACTGCTGTTACTGGTAAAGTAAAGAAAGGTAGTAAGGCTGCAAAAAGGCGTAAATCATTTTGCGCACGTTCTGCAGGACAAATGAAGAAGTTTCCAAAAGCTGCAAAGAACCCTAACTCTAGGTTAAGACAAGCACGTAGACGTTGGAAATGTTAATGTATTACAAACACATGGATCTAAATCCTGTATTTGTGTAAAATAGAGATATGATAAATAAACCTTTAAACCATAAAGAACCGCACACCTACAAAGACTTGTGCACTAAGAAGTATTCTACAGTTCCGAATCACGACGGTTCTGTACCCGGTGAAAAACAATCTATATTTGTTGACACCAATTCACATCGTAAATTTAAAAACACTAAAGCGGAGTACTAATGTACGGTAAAAAGAAACCTATGAAGAAAAAAGGCATGACTAAGAAAGCCAAGCCTATGAGAATGAAAAGAAAGAAAGGCGGCTACTAAGCTTTTTTTCCGTTCTTATCCCTAGCAAAAGACCTATTCTGACTAGAATGTTGAACTACTAAGTTTGATCGGTCAGTATTCATTGGATTACCATCTCGGTGGTGGATATCAAATCCACTTCCTTTTGTAACACGTCCTTCTCGTATCATTTGTCTACGTACTTTATTACGCATGGCACGTCTTTCTTTTTGTTCTTTAGTGCCTTGATACCTTTCGTATTCTTGTTTGTAATTTCTATCGCTCATTAATATTGTGTTGAGGGGTCTTCTTTTGCGGGTCTAATTGCAACAGCTTTAGGCACAGGTCGAGCATTACCGCGTATTTGTTTTATTGAATAACCTGCAGCAGCATTACGTAGATTAATAAGTTTTCTTATTAATTCTGGCGCAGTCGACCACCAACTGGAGTTAGCTTCAAAGTCGTATCGTCCACAACCTCTACATCTTTTATCTCCAAACTGGCGAGTTGTACACCACCCAATACAGGGTGAGTCAGCTAAGCTATTACACTCTCCACGTAAAGCGGGGAGGTTTTTACCACTCATAAGCGTTATTTTACACATAAATTCTGTAATTTGGCTATAAAATCTGTAATACTCATGGCTTCTGTCATGAACTGCGATTTAGTAATATTATTTACATTATCAAAATCTTGGGTGCATATAAGTAAATTACCTACACCAAGCACTGCAAAACACGGCACACCCTCTTCTTTACGTGCTTTAAGCCAAGCACACTGTTGGGGTGTTAAATTAAAACAAATAGACGTTCCGTCTCTTTTGGGTAATTCTTTTTTATATTTATACTCTACAAAACAAAGGCCGGCATTGCCTGAGTAGAAACAATCTGGCACGCCACCGTGGTAGGCATCATTAATTTTCCATTTGTAGATAGTGGAGGGAAGTTTTTGATGTATTTTATTTATGAAATGACGTTCTTGCATACATTACATCGGATCTTAACCGTATGTAATATATTGTAACACATGCAACGACAGGTTTTGTCGCTGCATGTGCATCACTTTTAGGAGTTAGTTGGACCTAAGTTAAGTTTCGTGTATACCTCCTTAGCATACTCGTAATCTTCTTCAGTTACCCAACCTTGGTTTTCTGCATTTAAGTTATAAAACTTTTGTGCAGCTCTATTTTGTGTTTGTAGAGAACTTAGTTTCCACAAAGCACTGAATCTATCGCCTCCTAGCTGTCCAATCTGAGTGTTCCATTCTCGTGAAACTCTTAGTTTAGACGAAGCAAAGTCCATAAGAAAAGGAGTTTTAAGTAACTCACCTGTCTCTGGGTCTTTACGAAGTAATAGATGTGATTGAGTTTGAATAATCTCATGATCTTCGGCTTTCAATCCTTCTTTTGCAAGATGGTCGAGGGCTGCTGATTGACTACCATAGGTACCAATTAACCCACCACCGCTCTCACGTTTTCTCCAAAGAACAAAGTCTTCTTTAAAATGTACGTTAATAACGTATAGCTCCGTGCCATAGTTTTCGTTAGTAACACTATTTATAAAGTCTCCCGGCTTAGCACCGTCAATGTACGCGTCATGGTTAGGATCCACTTCGCTGTTCATTTGTTGGAGTAACTTTACTCTTGGGGTTTGTAAATGCTCAGCAGTGATATTTTCATTACCAAGCCCTGACGCTTCTTTGACGTGCGCTGGCACGTTGTTAGAAACTAGTGATATAGCTGTTTCGCTCATTGTTCACCTTTCTTTTTTCGTGTTTAAATTTACTTACTGCGGTAATTAACCTTAGTAAGCTCCGTGGAACGTACGCCGGGAACCGAAGGTTCCATAGCAATAAGTTCCCTATAAGCTGTA